TTCTTTTTCTGCCTCAGTACCTGCCTGATCCATTCTGTAAACTGCACCTAATGCATAACTATTATTATCTGGCTTTGGCATATGGAACATATTATTAACTGAGGATATTAGTCCAGCGGATGCTAATGTTCCGCCAATCACCTGTTCCAGCGTAGGAGATGGCTTATTTTGATTTAATCCCAATATACTTTCGTAAAAATCCCTTAATTCCATATTATCCCTCTATTTATTTCCTATAAATTCCGTGCTATTCCCAAGCATATAAATGCCAAAAATCTTATAATTTGCGTCCTTCTTATCGTTTAATATCCTTAACCTTGTTTGTAAAGAATTATTAGCGTCAAAGTTTATAACCCTTGTTTTTCGCTTATAATTAGCGTCATAAGTATCTATTGTCTTATAGCTCCAAGTATTCCCCAAATCATTGCTTAAACCTATTTTAAGGCTATCATTATATAAAGAACTATCCAAATCTATTATAGCACGATTAATAGCCTTATAAGCAATAGGATTTTGAAACATCTCATCTCTGGTATCGTAATAACTTGTTATTGCATTTCCGTCGTCATTTGTCCCATAATCTAAAATGGCTATTTTACCGCTATTAGACAAAGCCCCATATAGATGTCCATTATAATATGTATATGCGTTTATCGGTAAATCAAAAATAGTCCAAGAATTCAATGGCGATTTGCTTTGAACCAATGTTAAATCATTATAATTGTTTGCGGTAGAGACAGAAAGCCAATATCTTGATTTATAATTATTTGCGTAAATTGTCGTTTTTGTTAAATCTCCCTGTAAGTATTTCACGATAGCACTATCTAATTGAGGCGTTTTATTCAAATCGCTTGTCTTAAATTCCGCTTTCCATTGGTAATAATTAGCAGTAGGGACTTGAATTAGTCCATTATTTACAGAAGTCCAAGCACTATTTGAAACACCATCTATTGTGTCGCTTGCTCTAAAATAATAATTAATTGTTCCGCCGTTTAAATTATGAATATAACTAAACCCATCCCAAGCGGATATATTAACTGCGTTTGATATTTCGCTGGTAAATGTTCCTGATGATTTATATATAGCAGGGTATGAAATATTGTCTATCCCTAATGTGGCAGTCCTCCCATCATAGGTTACGAGATGTGCTCCTGCTTTAAAAAGTATATAAGATGTTTTTCTATAAGAGGCATCATTAATATCCTCAAAAACGCCAAAAGACCCTGCATCAATATGAAAGTAAGTAGGATATATATATATGAAAATTTGAAAATTCTCTGGCGTTATATATGCTTCCACTGATTTAGAATATAATTGTGTTTTTACCCCCCCAACATATTTATTAACATATAAAACGGTATACTGCCTACTTGCGTCTGATGTCCTTGATATTCTAATTGAATAACCATTCTGTCCATTAGGGCTGTCTGAAATAAAAAAGAACTCTGTTTCTACCCATTCATATTGCTGATAATTATGCATAGAATTATACATATTAAAAGTAATAGTTGTATAATTTAAATCAAAATTAGAATAATTAGACATACTTGTATATATATTCTCATCAGAACTACCTGATATACCATCTAAATATGAGCAATCGTTATAGCAATAACTTTCCAATTGTCCATCTGCTACCCTCCAATGTGAACCATTTAGTATTGTCCAAGTAGGGTTATTAGTATAATCTCCATCTGAAAAATCGTCAATAGTTTTAAGCGTATCTCCTCTTGCTAATATTAAACTTCCAGGAACTGAACTTGTTGTTAAATTAACAAAAGTCCCATTAATCCAATCGCTCGCTGTGTCCCAAGATTTAAAGCCTTCTGTCTTATTATTTTGCTTAATATTCTTAAAAATATTAACCCATTTGTCTGATAATCTTTTAATATTATATCCATCAAAAGCATAGACGCCGTCTCTTCCTAAATATCTTAATATCCCGTCGTCTCCTTCTACAATGCTTTCGTTATATTTACTGCCTATGCTCGTGACATTCTTATTGACTGCTATATTAAAATCACTTTCAAATATAATTCTGCTTATTCCTGTCTCTTTAAAAATATATAAGTTATCCCTATAAACTTTCATCCCATATATCTGGCTACCATCATCTCTATTTATGTAAATCTTATTTGTCGAAATCCACGCCGCATCGGTATCTGGAGCAAGTATATTGCCGCTGGTATCGGTTAAAGCAGAAAAAGAAACAGAAGATGGATTAGTTGTCTCATTCCCAAGCCATACCCTTGATTTCCAGTATACGATATATTTCGCAATAGGAGCATTGTTAACATATCCTAAATTTGAACCATCCCAAGTCATAACAGCATTTGCACCATTCGTTATCCAAAGTTTATCCAGCACCGTAGCGAATCGAGGCATATAATTAGCATTTAATCCTGTCTTTATAGTTATGAAACTGCTACAATCTGTGGTCGCATATATGTTCTCATTATCCGTAACTATTAGCCATTTATCGCCATTTGTCTTTATAAAAGAATAAAGGTTTGTTATTGTCTTTCCTGATGGGATTGTCCCGCAGGTAGAATATCCATTCCTTTGAGTTATAGCGCCTAATGGCTCATCTATGACAACATTCATTAGATTAGGACTTTCATTTGCGTCAAGATTTATTGAGGTAGTATAATTATTTATCCCGCCGTCAAAACCTCTATATTGCGATATTATATTATTTTGGCTATATCCAATAATAGGGAAAAGGAATAAAAATATTATTTTCATTTTATCCTCAATTGCAACAAGCTCCCTTTTGTCGAAGTAGCAGTTGAAATATTAGTTTTTCTAATATTATCATACATTGTGAAAGACATATTTGCTTTTTGTGGATTATTTAAAAGCATAAAGTATTTGTAAGCCGCATAATAGACAATAGCTGGATGAATTGTTATTGATAGCTCTGGCTCTTGGGATGTGCTTGTAATATCATTAGGTTTATAACTTCCCACAATGGTCATCTGGGCATTATTCCATTGCGTAGATGGCAAGGGGTAAAGCATCCAATCTAAATCCGTCATTCTTACTAAAAATTTAGGTTGATTTCTATCAGCATTCTGCCAATCTGGATTTACACGAACAAAATTAACGAAATCATTTGTTTCCAATTTAACCCATTTCCCGTTAGATGCGTCGTAAATGCTTGCATAATCCACCCTTAACAATTCTTTTGGCAAGGTTATATTATCTGCTGAATTGGTAGTTATTGTCTTTTTAGGTAATGTGGAAATTATTGAGCAAAGTTGTAATATCGCCTCATTTATCCAACCAATTATTTGCGTATCCGTTGCGTGAGCATTATTAACATCTATTTCTTGGACTATTTGTCGGACTTCGTCTATGATTTGCTGTGCGGTCATTTTGGACCTCTGTAAATATGGGAGCGGTCGTTAAAACCGCCCCCATATATTTAATTTATCTATTTGCAGTTTATTCTGCAAGCCAAAGGCTCTTTTATTAGGTTTATGCCATATAGGATAGTAGTTACTAGCTCTATTGCGGCTTTACCAGGGACAGGCATTGGCTGTCTTAAAGAAGGGGTTTTCTGGATAGCTATGCCTACGCTATCTCTGTAAAACAATCCACCTATCTTCCCAGCAGTCAAAGACATTTCAGTATCATTTCTGAAGAAGACAGGTATGCCGTCTATGGTCTCTACCAAGGCTCTTATATCATTACCGCCGTTTGTATCAGCACCAGGGGTTATAAAGAACCTTGAATAACCTTTTAATGATTTTACTGCACCATATTGAGACGCAGGCAGTATAAACACAAGATCATCAGGATTATGCAGATTAGCATAATTAGCAAGCAATGTACCTATAGCAGAATTTAGGGTTGTTTCAGTAAGGTCATTGCCAAGCGTCCCAACTACATTGGTCGTTAAAGACGGCACGAGTTTAAGCATTTCGTGGTCCATATCATCATTTAACGCTCTTGCGGCGGCATCAGCAAAAGCGGCATTTATGTCTATCTTTGACTGGCTATAAAGATAGTCAAGCACCAAGAACGGCACGGCTTTCCATTTGTTTATTATAACATTTGCTTCCTGTATCTGCGTAGCGTCATAAGTGAACGAACCAGTAGTCTGGTCAATATTCTGCGGAGTAAGTCTTGGGAATTTAGGTATAGCAACGGATTGACCAAAAGAACTTACCTCGTCAGTATGATTTCTCGTATGCTTCCAAGCACCATTCTCAGCATACAACGCTTTTAAGTAATTAGCTGAAAATACCTTAGTTTCCAGACCATAAGCTGGATCAGTCCCTACCGCAGGGTTTTGTACATACATTTCATTAGACATTTTTATCTCCTATTGATTTGTTTATAAGTTTCATTAAGTTTATCAACAAGAGCATTGAATTCTTTACTCCCAGGAATTGCCTTATCTAATTTACTCAAAAGCGTTTTTAAATCGTCCCCCTCGCTTCCTGAAAACCCACCTTTTGGAGTAGACGGCATAGGAGTAATCTGCCCATTAGCAGATATCCCTACTTTGTCTTTCCAAATGCCTTTTGCTTCTCTTATGGCAAGCTCTGGGTCAATATGATATAATCTGGATAGACGAACATCGCCGTCTATCATATCAATTATATCAATCACTGATCCAGGGACTTTCATAATGTCAGCATCTTTGGCAAGGTTTTCAAGAGCGGTCTTTTCTAATACCTCAAACTCGTCATTTGTTTTAGGTTGTGACGGCTCAACCTGCTTTTGAGCTTGCTCTTGTGTGGCAGGTTTAGTCTCAATCGCTTTTGGAACTTCCTGCGTATGGGCAGAATTAGGTTTGACGGTATCTAATTTCTGTTTTAATTCCCTATTTTGCTGCCTTAATTTAACAAAAGCAGCAATTCTTTTTTTCTCTGCTTCGTCAATAGCAGGTTTAGCATCGGCTTTCGCTTCTGCCTCTGTCTTTTTTACTTCCTCTGGTTTTACCTCAGGAGTAGCAGATGCAGGGTTCTGCTTAGACAGGTCTTTATTCTCTGCTGTTTCATTTCCCATTGTTCACCTCTTTATTTTGCTTTTTAAAAAACTCATCTAAATTTATCGCTATATCTAAACCTTTGATTATGCCAATATTTATAAATGCTTCCATTTCAGTTTTAGAATAGCAAGCGGATGAACCTATTGCGTCCTTTATCTTTTTTAATTCATCCAGCCAAAATATTAACTCTTGCGATTTCGATTTACTCAATTTCAATCTGGATACCATTTCATTAATATTGCTCATTATTAGCCCCTATCGTGGATTTTTTAATTACTGAACTTTTAGTCGCTTCATCGCCAGGAGCAGAAAGAACTTCGCCCACTGGAGTTTTAATCGTAGTATCAGGAACATAGTTGCTTTGTCTATTTACTCTTCTTTGCTCTCGTAAATTGAGCGGGCGAGGAGTACCCGCTTCTTTTTTACTTATATTCCCAGCGTCCCCTTGCTCATTTGGAGGAGGATTTTGAACTTGATTTAATAAAGCCATATTCATTAGGTCGGTTTCATTAATTGTCTCTATTGATTTATCCCAATTTGGAACGCCTAATTCTTTTAAATATTCCTGTAAAACATAGCCCGCATTAACCTTTTTGCCAGGTATAGCATTAGGAGGGGTAGAAAGCATTAATTGCAATGCTTCCCTTAACCTCATCATTCTTGCGGGCCTGAAATCCTGGTCAGTAGTTGTCTTAACATCAACGTCAACATCAACCAAAGCATCGGAGGGCGTAAGCGTTACAGGTATGCCATTAATAGGCACAACCATAGGCTCTTTTAAATACTTCTGATAATTCTGGATAATAACTTTAATATGGTCTTTTAAAAGCGTCGGAGCAATTATCTCTGATTGAACGGATAGATTCCTAACCGCCTCATTCATTGATAATGATACCGCCGTAGCAGTTACCTGCTCGCTTGGGACTATTGCCTGCAAGCTATCCGTAGCACCTGTCGCTTGCCTGAACTGCTGAATTGCCATTTGATAGTAATCGGATGTAGCAGATAAATTCTGCGGAGCGGGAGCAATAGGAAACATTTGCGGATTATCTAAACTTAATATGCCAAAATTTCTAATTGTAAATTCAATATCCTCATCGGTTACCGCTTTCTGCTTAGCATACATATTAGCCCCAGCAAGCTCTATCATATTAACTAAACTTGCTTTTGTAGCGTCCATTTCCTTTATAAGCGGTAAGAACATATCGCCTAAACCATTGCCCAAAGGCTCAACATCGATAGTATTAACCGTCGCTACGCGAACAGGTCTTAATCCTTCATATTCCTCGCTTCTTATGATATGCTTTCTATCAACAATTTCAATACAAAACTCGCCTTCACTATCAAGGCAATCTAATTTGCCAAAATATGTTATTCTTTCCATACCACCAGTAAAATCCTGTCCCACATATCCATTATACGCTAATCTCATTCTTACCCAGTTATTTATCTCTGGCTTGAAATTTTTATCATTTATAGCGTTTTTAATCTCATCTAAATTATATATATCGCCTTTTTCGTCGTATTTCAAAATCCTGTCTAATTCGGTTTTACTTTGGACATCGCTTATGCCTACCCAAGTAGCGTCCTCAATATCATAAGTATCCAGAGAAAAGGCACAATTAATCAATGATATAGGTTTAAAAGTAGTAGCATATTTCTTTTTACCCAAGAAAGAATGTCTAAAAGGTTCATATTGCTCTAATACCGCAACGCTTCCATAAAGCCAAAGCTGGACTAATGCCCTGTAAAAGTTTCTATTGAATTTAGTTAAATCAAGGTTATGCATTACCAAATTTTCAAGTTTGATTAAGGTAGATGGGTCGGTATATGAAATAATATCCAAAGGTCTTAATTCAAATGGTGGCTTTTCTCCCAGTATCATTCTCATCTGCATATTACATATTGCTCTGACCGCTTTATATAATTCTGCCGTATTCGCTGAAAGCTTTCTATTCTCCCCTCCCGTCGCCGTCCTTCCAGAGTATAATTCAGCAATTTCAGTCCACCTTGCAAGTCGGTATGTCATCCTTGTCTCATAGGAATTAATTTTACTTAAAATCTCTCCTAAAACTTTACTTTTATCTATTTCATTTAATTTTATTTTGCCATTCATATTATTTTAATTTTAGCATGACTTTGATTTTTAGTCAATATGCTATTTGATTATTTTGAAATGTTTCACCTGCCCAGTTATCATTTTGTTTATTCTCGAAACCTGCTTCTCTAATTCAATTCTTTTCTCTATTGCGTTAAGCGGTTTTACTTGCTTAATTTCTGGTATATATAACTTGCCATATTTTAACCCCCAAGTATACACCGCATATCTTATTGCGTCTAATAAATGGTCATTGAACTTAATCGGCTCGTCTATTAAGTTTTTATCTTTGTCCTGCTTCCAGGAATATGTTTTTATTTCTTTGATTAAATTAGGCGAGCTTTCGGTTATCTTAACCCTAAATCTTTTAATGAAATTTATGCCTTCAAATACTTCTTTATCTGATTTCTGGATATTATATCCAGCGTTATAAATCTCTTGAATTGTCCTGGGGTCTTCGCTATCACCAAAAATATAACTTTTATGATTTGTTATATTCCCTGCCATAAATGAAATTATATCGCTTGTTAACAACCTTTGCTTGTAAAGCAATTCTCTAACATATATCTGCCCATCTGAAAACTTAACTTCTACCATAGCAGTTGGAGCATTAAAGCCAAAATCTATGCCGTAAATCTTTTCGCTTTGGATTTTGTCATATTCTTCATCGCTAATGATATCCCAATTATTATAAATGATATTTGGTAAACTGCTAAATTCGCCAAGACAATATATTTTATACATCGTCTCATCTTGAAATTTCAGCCCTTCTAGAATATCAATATAATCTTTTTGCAAGAATGGATTATCTTTATAAGTGGATTTGATTAAATGAATTTCTTTTCTTTCCTCTGGATTTTCTAAAAGCCCTTTAACCCAGCAGTCCACAGGATTTAGGTTTATTATAACTTTGTTTTTGCTCTCCGTCTTTCCTGATAACCTTGTTTTCAATATGATATATTCATTGACGCTAAATTCGTCGCTTTCCTCCATTAGAATATAATTGAATTCTGTGGATTTCATTTTTGTTATTTTGTCTATTGATTTAAAATAGACGATATTTGAATTAAACTTAATCTCTAAATCTGATTTATTAACATTACAAAACTGCAATAATCCCCATTCGGAAAGCAATTCCTGGAAAGGCTCAAAGCAAGTCATCTTTAATGCTGGTCTTGTTTTCCTGGCTATCAATATCTTTTTATTCTTTTCATTAACTAAAAGGTATGCTATAAACTGCAAGGATGCGTATGATTTACCTGACCTTGCCCCGCCTATGTTTACTATAATTTTATTATTAGAATTAGCTATCTCGTAAAATATCCGTGTAGCCTGTATTTCCATTGCTACCTTTCCATTATTATTTTTTCGGTATGGCTATCCACTCCAGCGGTATAATAAATCTTTTTAACTTTCCAAACTTTCCCTACTTCATTATAGCAATTAGTTATTATCGGCCTTCTTTTATCGATATATCGCATAAATTTCCCACCCATATAGACAGGGATTTTCTTTATATCTTTTTGCATATATCCTCTATTAAATTGATTATCTCTCCTTTATTTTCGCTATATTCTAAATCAATGCTATTCTCTGGCTCTTTTGCCTTCCCTCTTTTCTTTTTGCCATAATCCATTTCGTTTTGCTCTTTATATCCAGAATAATGCCCTTTACCGCCATCTATACCAAATGTCATTAATCTTATATCCGGCTTTAACTCTTTTACCTTTTCGGCTATGTGAACAGCCAAATCACCAGAAAATTTGAAATGATTAATAACATTATTTCTCAATTTAATTACTCTGCTTTCTGATGTAAATCTATTATGGAACTCATCGCCCCAATCACGGCTAATTATTATCTTGCCTTTTATCTTATCCCTCATTTCTTTTATCGGCTCAAAGTCCAAAGCAAGCATTATATCATAATCAAAATCTTTCGCAGTATAATTAACCGCTATCTTTAAATCTTTGAATTTATCTAAAACATCTTTAACCTCATCTATCGATTTCCCC